CTCCAGTAGCTGCTCCAGTAGCACCTACATATACCCCACCTATAGTTGTCGGATTTAACGGCAAAGCTGCGCCGCCTCCTGCACCTCAACCAGAAATCTAAGGATCTAACATGACAAAATTTATCTTAGCAATTACCACTGCATTAATGCTTTTCTCTGCTCCTGTATTTGCAGAAGCTACAACTAAAAAAGAATGTGTCAAGCAAAAAGATGCAAAAACTGGTAAAGAGAAAGAAGTCTGCAAAACAATCAAGGTTCACAAGAAACTTGAAGTACAGGCTGACACTAAAAAATGAGCCAGGAAGATGATTGCATCGATATGAAAGTTGATGTTGGTGTCTTAAAAGAAAAAGTTTTGACACTGACACAGCTTTGTGATAAGATGGATAAAGTCATCGAGAGACTAATGGATAATAACGACCGTATGGCCAATCAAATTTATACAGATATGGACAGAAGAAAACAAGAAACTGCGGTCGATATCAAAGAACTGCACTCACGAATAACTACCGTAGATAGAAATCTTTCAGACAAGTTAGAACTGACTGAACGCAGAATTATGGATGAAATCAAAGGTCTAAGAAGCCAGATTTCTGAACATAATAAGAAAGAAGACTCCGAGATCAAGAAAATCTTAGAGTGGAAATGGACTGCGGCAGGCGGTATAATTGTCATCGTATGGTTGCTTTCTCAAGTAAAATTTGATACAATACTGAAAATACTCCATTAACTTTATAAGTTCGTTATGTCCGTTTTCATTGATAGAAAATATTTGAAATTACTCTCTCCAAAATTAAACAGGTTCTCCCAGAAAAAGGACGACCTGTTTAATTTTCGGTGCCCATTCTGTGGTGATTCCCAGAAAAATCTATTTAAATCCCGTGGTTACGTGTATCGCAAGAAGAATGACTACTATTACAAGTGTCAGAATTGCGGTATTGGCCATACAATGTATAACTTTATCAATTTACTGGATCCAAATCTAGTAAAAGAGTATGCACTTGAGCGTTATACCAACGGTGAAACTGGCAACCAAAACTACCCTAAAGCCCAAGCTAAGGCTACAGAAGAAAACAAATTCAAATTTGAAGCTCCTGTTTTCAAGAAAAAAGCTAAAATCAATCTACCCAAGATCATCGATCTAGACATGGATCACTATGCAGCCCAATATTGCATAGGACGAAAACTGCCAACGGATACATATAATAACCTATATTATGCCGAAGATTTCAAGGCTTTCGTGGATGAACTACTTCCAGACCATGGCAAAGAACTCAAAGAAGATGATCCACGCTTGATTATTCCATTCTTTGACCGTGACGGAACACTTCTTGCCATTCAAGGTCGAGCGTTGCGTGATTCCAAGATTAGATATATAACTATCAAACTTGCAGAAGAAAGCATTAAGATTTTTGGCTTAAACACGGTAAATGCAAACGAAAAGGTTTATGTGTTTGAAGGACCGATTGATTCGCTCTTTATTTCGAATGCTGTTGCAACTGCTGATGCCAATTTGCGCAATGCAGTCAATTATCTCCCTAAAGACAAAATGGTTCTAGTCTTTGACAATGAACCAAGAAACAAAGATATCTGTAAACTTATGGATATGGCCATTGAAGAACACTTCAATATTTGCATCTGGCCCGAAATGATGCAAGAAAAAGATATTAATGATATGGTACTCAATGGTTTTACACCGGAAGAAATCACTGATATTATTGATACAAACACTTTTGTTAATCTACGTGCAAAAATGGAATTTATTAATTGGAAGAAAGTATAATATGAATGTTAAATTGATCAATTATTCACAGAGTCCAGAAGGACTCAATTTGTTGGAACAAGTAGCTTATGCTGCTCGTGTATCCAATCCAGCTAACCAGGGCAACCTGGACACTTCAGAGAAGCTAGTACGCTATCTGATTAAGAATCAGCATTGGTCACCATTGGAGATGGTTTCCGTCTGTTTGGAGATTAACACCACACGTGATATTGCACGACAAATCCTACGTCACCGTTCGTTCTCATTCCAAGAGTTCAGCCAAAGGTACGCACGTGCGGATGATCTAGGATTTGTATTGCGTGATGCCCGTATGCAAGATACGAAGAATCGTCAAAATTCACTCGAATTGGATTTGATGACAGATGAACAGAGACAACTTGCATATCAATGGGAGAATCTGCAAAATGATTTGTTGAATCGTACCAAAGCAGTATATGCATGGGCATTGGATAAGGGTATTGCCAAAGAGCAGGCTCGTTCTGTATTGCCAGAAGGTAACACCAAATCGCGTATGTACATGAATGGAACCTTGCGTTCTTGGGTTCACTATATACAACTCAGATCCGGTAACGGGACCCAAAAAGAACATCGTGACATTGCTATGGAATGCTCGGATGTTATCGAAAGTATTTTCCCAATGATTAAGGAATTCACCAATGTATAATGATGTTGTGAAATTTATTGAAGCGTGTGAGCAAGCGAAAACACAAGGCAATGTAGAACTTTATCAGAAATTGATTCGTGAAGAATTTGATGAGTTCATTCGTGATTACTTTGCTGGTGATAAAATTGGTCAGCTCGATGGTTGTATGGATCTGATTTGGGTGACATTAGGTTATTGTTACATGCAAGGTTTCGATGTTGACGGAGCATGGGCTGAGGTTGCTCGTTCCAATCTGTCTAAAATTGATCCAGTGACTGGAAAAGTGCTTAAAAGAAATGACGGTAAAGTGTTGAAGCCTGATGGATGGACTCCACCAGATTTGGCACCATTTGTAAAATAATAATAAAGGAAAAATATGGATATCACGGGAATTAAATTAGACTATTCAAGAGACTCATTATTTGATGAGTTGGGCTTGAAACGTCTAAAAGAATCCTACATGCGAGAGGATGAAAATTCTCCGCAAGAAAGATTCGCTTATGTGTCGGCTGCATTTGGTTCCAATCCGGAACATGCACAACGTTTATATGATTATTCATCTAAACATTGGCTTTCTTATTCAACACCAATTCTTTCGTTTGGTCGTTCTAAGAAAGGACTGCCAATCTCGTGTTTCCTTAATTTTATTGAAGATACGGCAGAGGGTCTAGTTGATAATCTATCTGAAACAAATTGGCTCAGCATGTTTGGTGGCGGTGTCGGTATTGGTTTCGGTATTCGTTCTGCTGATGATAAGTCTACTGGCGTTATGCCTCACCTTAAAATTTATGATGCCTCTTCTCTCGCTTATCGCCAAGGCCGTACTCGCCGTGGTTCTTATGCTGCTTATCTCGATATCTCTCATCCCGACATTCTTGCTTTCCTAGAAATGCGTAAACCTACAGGTGATCCTAATGTGCGTTGCCTGAATATGCATCATGGTATCAATATCCCAGATAAGTTCATGGAGATTATCGAGCATTGTATGGTTGATCCAGAAGCCAAAGATGATTGGGAACTGGTTGATCCAAAGTCCGGTGAAGTTCGTGAAGTTGTATCAGCCAAACATCTATGGCAGATGATCCTTGAGCTTCGTATGCACACAGGTGAGCCATACCTACACTTCATTGATACAAGCAACCGTATGTTGCCTAAACACTTAAAGGACAAAGGATTTAAAGTTCACCAATCCAATTTGTGTTCTGAGATTATTTTACCAACTAGCGAAGAACGTACTGCTGTATGCTGCTTGTCTAGTTTGAATTTGGAGACTTATGATGAGTGGAAAGATGAGAAATTATTCCTTAAAGACGTTGCTGAAATGCTGGACAACGTACTTCAGTATTTTATTGATAATGCTCCTGACGTTATCTCACGAGCTAGGTACTCTGCCGAACGTGAAAGAAGCATTGGTATTGGTGCTCTTGGGTTTCATGCTTACCTTCAGCGTAACGGCATTGCTTTCGAAGGCGTCATGGCTAAAGTGGCTAACAACAAAATTTTCAAATCAATAAGAGAGAAACTTGATGAAGTTAATCAAATTTTGGGAAAAGAACGAGGCGAAGCTCCTGATGCTGTCGGCACTGGCCAGCGTTTCAGTCATCTTATGGCTATTGCTCCAAATGCTTCTTCGTCTATCATTTTACGAAATACTAGCCCTTCTGTCGAGCCTTATCGTGCTAACGCTTACCGTCAGGACACTCTATCTGGCGCATTTTTGAATAAGAATCGTTGGTTAGATAAAGTAATTTTCAAACATCTTTCTCCTGATGGTTCACCACTTACACCTACAGGTGAAGACAAGTTGCAAGAGATTTGGTCTTCTATCATTGCCAATGATGGTTCTGTACAACATTTGGATTGGATGGACGAGAATACAAAAGAAGTGTTCAAGACTTCTATGGAAATTGACCAACGTTGGGTGATCGAACATGCTGCTGATCGTCAACAATATATTGACCAAGCACAATCATTAAACGTGTTCTTCCGTCCAGATTCGAGTATTAAATACATTCATGCTATTCACTTTATGGCATGGAAAAAGGGTTTGAAGACTATGTACTATCTCCGTTCCGAGAAAATCGGAAAAGCAGATAAGGTCTCCAAGAAAATTGAACGTAAAGTTATGGAAGAAATTGACATGACTTTGATTGCACAAGGCAATGATTGTATTGCTTGCGAAGGATAAGATATGAAAAGAATTTTAAGATTTACAGCATCATGGTGCGGTCCTTGTAAGGGTCTAGCCATGAATTTGGAAAACGCAAACTTGGGCTTACCAATTGAGGTGATTGATATTGATGTTAGTTCTGACGTTGCAATTGAGTTCGGCATTCGCGGAGTGCCTACACTCGTGATGTTGGATGGCAACACCGAAATGAAACGCCTTGTTGGTGCCAAGACTGTCAAGGAACTACAGGACTGGGCAGAATGATTAAAAAAGTAAAATCAAATCTGAGCGATGAACGTAGTTCGTTTAAGCCATTCAATTACCCATGGGCATATGATGCATGGCTTAAACATGAACAATCACATTGGCTTCACACTGAAGTACCAATGCTTGAAGATGAAAAAGATTGGAAGAAGAAACTGACTAAGGAAGAAAAACAATTCCTTACACACATCTTCCGCTTCTTCACTCAAGGTGATATTGACGTTGCTGGTGGTTATGTTAACAATTATCTTCCTTATTTCCCACAACCAGAAGTTCGTATGATGCTTTTGGGTTTTGCTGCACGTGAAGCACTTCACATTGCCGCTTACTCACACCTGATCGAAACTCTTGGTCTTCCAGAAACCGTATATAACGATTTCATGGAATACAAAGAAATGAAAGAGAAGCATGATTATGTTATGGATATCTCTGCACAGAACACAACAAAAGAAAATACTGCTACACATATTGCCGTATTCTCTGCCTTCACCGAAGGTATGCAACTGTTCTCCTCATTCATTATGCTATTGAACTTCCCACGTCATGGCAAGATGAAGGGTATGGGTCAGATCGTTACTTGGTCTATTGTTGATGAAACTCAACATGCTGAGAATATGATTAAATTGTTCCGTACTTACATCGAAGAAAACAAAGAAATTTGGAATGATGATCTCAAAGGTCGCATCTACACGATTGCGGAAAGAATGGTTGAGTTGGAAGATAAGTTTATTGATCTAGCATTTCAAATGGGTGCTATGCAAGACTTGTCCTCTGAAGATGTTAAGAAGTATATTCGTTACATCGCAGATCGCAGACTCATTTCGTTAGGCTTGAAAGGTATCTTTAAAGTCAAGAAGAACCCATTACCATGGGTGGAAGAAATGATTAATGCACCAACTCATACAAACTTCTTCGAGAATCGTGCTACTGATTATGCTAAGGGAGCACTCACAGGAAACTGGGGTGATGTTTGGGCCCACTAATAACAATAATAAAGGATAAACATGAAAGACAAATTAGTAACAGCAGAATGCATGGAATGTGATTCATCTTTTGAATTAGCATTCATCGAAGAATTAGTTTCCGATTCGTCACCATCTTTTTGCCCATTTTGTGGTGAAAAAGTCGAAGAAATCACCGAAGAATATATAGATGATGAAGAACTCGACGAAAATGGTACGGAATGGGATTAAATTGGACATATAAAGATAAAGACTTTACTGAAGCGGATATTGGTGATAATTATGGATTTGTCTATGTTATCACCAATTTACAAACTGGCAAAAAGTATGTGGGTAAAAAATTCTTCTACTCTATGAGAACTAAAGTATTAAAGGGTAAAAAGAAACGTTTTAAAGTTACTTCGGATTGGCAGACTTACTATGGTTCTAACACAGAACTGCAAAATCATGTTAAGATGTTAACAGAGTCAATGTTCAGTAGGGAGATTATTCATTTATGCAAATCAAAAGGTGAATGTGGATATATCGAAGCTAAGGAACAATTTGATAGAGGTGTACTCGAATCTGATGATTACTACAATAGTTGGATTATGGTAAGAGTGCGTAAATCACATATAAAGGCATTTAATGAGCGGATCCTTCCTACAATTAAAGACTAATGAATTCGACGGTATCAATTTCTATCTGAATGAAGAAGGTGATATTGAAGTTGATTCATTTAAATATACAGAAGAATATGAGAAATTGCCTGGTTCGGAAATGGGTGATTTGTATGATATCATTATTTTCCCAGATGAACCACCAAAAATGCCTGAAAGGTTCAGAGCCATTTTATCCTCACCGATACATTATGTTGAACGTATGGTTGAAGATGGCTTTCTTGGTGTTGTTGCAAAGGCCACGACAACATCTAACGAATTCATGGATGAAGTTGAAGAACACATGAATGCATCAGTGGCTACCCTTATGAGAATTTATGAAAGCGAACAAAATGAACAAGCACTATGAAATGAAACAGATC